ATATAAGCATCTATGGTGGTTTAAATGCCGTAGAAGCTCAAGCATACGGAATTGCGGAAGACTCTGGTTACTATATTACAGAAGGTGGAATGAAGTGTAAGAATATAGGAATTCCTTTGGTATATGGTGCAAGCGGAACAACAAACATAAAACCTAACACAGATGCCTCTTTAATAGTTCCAGGTAAAGGATTCTTAAATAAAAAAGGTCAATATAACGATTATACTATTGAGTTTTGGGCAAGAGTTGCAGTAAACACATTATCTCCATTTAAAATATTTGGACCAATTTCATCTGATGATGGCCTATATGTTGAGGATGGGTTTTTAACTTTAGTTATTGGTGATCAATTTGCCTCTCATTTTGTTGGTGAATGGTTTAGACCAATGCTAATTCATATTCGTTTAATTAGAAATTCAGCATCACTATTGGTAAATGGGGAAGAAGTTTTGTCTTTGTCTTTAGACACCAATAATCTTAATCTGCCAGACGAAATTGATAATAGTGGAAATAATCAAGATTGGCTAGGATTTTATGCAAGTAACAATGTATATCCTTTTGAAATTGATTGTGTTGCTATTTATTCTTATCAGGTTCCAGTAACAGTAGCAAAGCGTAGATGGGTGTATGGACAAGGAGTTGTGTCTCCAGAAGGACTTAACTCAGCGTATGGAGGAACAACTGCGTTTATAGATTATTCATTTGCCGACTATACTGCAAATTATAACTATCCAGATTTTGCACAATGGAATCAAGGAAGTTTTGATAATTTAATAACAACCACAACTAGTCTAAAAACTCCAGATTACACCTTGCCTGAAATATTTTTAGATGGAAAAACAATAAAAGATTTGTATGAGGATAATCAAGACATACAGGATAACGAGTCTGGACCATTTGTTGAAAATAACTTTTTATCATTTAGACCAAACAATAGCTGGAATTCTAAAAATACTTATATTAATTTTGACAAGTTTAATATTTTAGGAAATCAAGTTGATAGTTTTTACGGTGTTTTTAGCTGTAGCAATCTTTCTTCTGAAGAATTATTGTTTAAAATATACAATCCAATAACCAAAGATTATTTTTCTGTTATCAAAGATGCTGATGAAATTAAATACTCTTTAACTTATAGCGGAAATACTGAACTACTTTTTACATCAAATCAAATAACAGCAAACACTATTTTTTCAGTAGGATTTAATCTAAGAGATTTATCTAATAATTTTGGTAAAAATGTAAACTCTTTTTTTGGAAATCAAAACTTATTGAAAATGTATGTTGGTGGTGATGATTCTGGACAGTATGCATTTACTGGAAGAATTTATTCTCTTGGCTTATGTAGTGCAATAAATCATTCTAAGATATCAGATAGTTTTAGTCAAAATGGAATTGTTGTTCTAGAAGATGGATTAACAATGATTGATCATACAGCAAGCTATACTCTTTTGCCATCTGAAGCGTATCAAAAATATTTTTTAGATATTGGAGTTTCTGGCTACTGGCAAGATTACCTACCTCTTTCTTATTTTGGACAATTTGTAAAAAATAAAAATAATGAAGAATATTACGATTTAGATTTTTTACAATTTAATTTAGGGTATCCAACAACAACAACATTAGTTGAGGAGTCTGGAGCTACTGGGTATTATTATGATACATCTGGATCACAAATAAAAAGCTATGTAACCTTCCAATATATTGCTGATGGGGCAAACATTCCAACATCTTTTGAGAATGAACAAACACTAAATGAATATAAAGTTCTTGATATTAATGATTACGAAAACTGGAAAACAACCAGATTTGAAGTTTTAAACAACACATTAATTTATCCAATTAAAACAGAAGACTTTAACGACCTTGCCATTGTGTATAGTCTTGAATTCAATAGTCGTGGAATTTTAACAAAACCAATAAGTTTAAGCAAGTTGCAGTTAGCTTCACAGGTTTTTAATAATAATTCTTCTAACCCAGTAGGAACAGGATTTGGAGTAGATTTATTTCCATATAAGAAAAACGGTATATATTTTGACTATAAATCTAAAAATCCTTTTAGTATTTATAAAGAAAGTACTCCATATCTACATTTAACTAATACCTCAGGAATAGAAATACGTGGAGAACTAAATATTTTAGAAAATCGTGGTTTATCTTTGCCAATCAACAAAGAGCTAGCAAGTTTTTATAAAGTAAGTGCTATGCAATTGTGGTTAAAATACGACCAAGATATATTTCCAGAAACAGCAACAGAAATATTTGAAATTAATTATAAAGAAGGTACATTAAAATTTTATATTCAAGCAAACAGTCTTGACCTAAATAGAGGAAGGGTATTTGTTTTAAATGAAAACGGAGTTCAATATAATGGTGTTTCATTTTATTTAAATGGCACTCTTGTAAGAGAGCCAGTACTATCACTTAAAGAGTGGTCTTCTATCGGTATATCATTTTTAACCTCTTTAAACTGTAGCTCTTATTTAGGAAGTTTAAATATTACGGGGCAGGCACTATTTAATAACATTGCGTATTATCAAGCAAGCAGTTTACAGGAAGTTGAAAGCACTACTTTTAGGTCATGGTTTCAAGTTTTAACAGACGGGTTCACAACGCTAGACTGGCAATTCTGGAATAATAATTTTACTTGGGAAGGAATGTTGGTTTTAGGGTCATCAGAGTTCTATGGAATTAACCCATTAGATATTTATAAAACATACATCGGAACTAATAAAATTATTATTGATGATGGAGAAGGATTAATATACCAGCCTGAAGAACTAAAGGTATATACAGAAATAGAATGGTCAAGTACTGTCAATACACCTGTATAGTCTGATATACTTATGGTTATGGAATCGTTAATAAACCCAAAAACTGGTAAACCCTATGTAAAAAATGTTCGTCGTAAGGTCATTGAAAAGCATTATGACTGGGGTCTTTATGTCTATAAAAAGTCAAATGGCAAGTGGTTTACAGACGATGAAGGGTCAATTTTAAATATACCATCTGATCGTGGAGATCTTTCAAAGATTTCTGAACTTAAAAACGCTGCAATTTCATACGGAGACGATGGAGAAGGAAGCGCAGTATTTGTTCCTGGATTGCATAGAATTAGTGAAGAAGAGTATTCAGAACAAAAAGAAAGAATGAGAGAAGGCTTAATTCCTTCAATGAATGATTTAGGTGCTTGGCATGCAGCACAACAAACATTAGACAAACATGGAAAGAGCGCTGTTGATGAGTGACAAAGAAGAATATGTTCGTGCTGGGTTAAATACTCAAGATAAAGAAGAAAATGCTTTTAAGCATCAAGACCCATTTAATAAAAGTTGGGACGACTTAAAGGATTATGTAGGATTAGATCAAAACTTTCGTCGTAGAACAACTCGTAATTTATCAAAATATATTAGTCCAGAAACAAATCAGGCATATTTAAATGCAGCAAATGTTACACCTTCTGGAGTAGACGCAAGTTCAAAGCAAATTAACCCTGGAACCGTATATAGAAATGGTTATGGACTATTTGATGTAATTACTCCTCCATACAACATGTATGAACTAGCAAACTTTTATGACACATCATTTGCTAATCATGCTGCTATTGATGCTAAAGTAGAAAACGTAGTTGGTCTTGGCTACCGCTTTGATATTGCAGATAGAACAATGTTAAGGTTTGAAATGAATGATGATCAGGCAGCCGTAGATCGTGCTCGTAATCGTATAGAAAGAGCAAAGATTCAGCTTCGTGATTGGGTAGAAAGTTTAAACGATGATGATAGTTTTACAAAAACTATGGAAAAAGTTTATACAGATCTTCAAGCAACTGGAAATGGCTTTATTGAAGTAGGTAGAACGGTAGCTGGAGATATTGGATACGTTGGACACATTCCAGCAACGACTGTTCGTGTACGTCGTTTACGTGATGGGTTTATTCAAATTATTGGTCAAAAGGTAGTTTACTTTAGAAATTTTGGAGCAAAAAATCAAAATCCAATGGGTACAGATCCAAGGCCAAATGAAATTATTCACATTAAAGAATACTCTCCTTTAAATACATTTTATGGTATTCCAGATATCATTGCAGCAATGCCTTCTTTAATTGGAGATCAATTAGCATCTCAATATAATATTGATTATTTTGAAAATAAAGCTGTTCCAAGATATGTAGTAACACTAAAGGGTGCAAAACTATCAGGTGACGCAGAAGATAAAATGTTTAGATTTTTACAAACTGGACTTAAAGCTCAATCGCATAGAACACTTTATATACCACTTCCTGGAGATAGTGATGGGAACAAGGTTGAGTTTAAGATGGAGCCAATTGAAAATGGTATACAAGATGGATCATTTAAAGAGTATCGCAAACAAAATCGTGATGACATTTTAATTGCTCACCAAGTTCCTATTTCAAAATTAGGTGGTGCAGATTCTGGAGGAACTGCAGCAGCACTTTCTCAAGATCGCACATTTAAAGAGCAAGTATCTCGTCCAGCACAAAGACATCTAGAAAAAATTATAAGTAAAATTATTAGAGAAAAAACAGATATTCTTGAGCTTAGGTTTAATGAACTTACGCTTACCGATGAAATTGCTCAATCACAGATTCTTGAAAGATATGTCAAGACACAGGTGATGACTCCAAATGAAGCACGTGAAAAGTTAGACTTGCCACAAAGAGCAGATGGGGATGATCCATTTGTTATGTCTCCAAGACAGGCAACTGATGCTAGAGCAAATTTAGCAGGGAACCGTGAAAGAGATTCAGAAAGAACAAATAACAACTCTGACTCTCCAACTACAATATCTGGACGTAATCCACAAGGTGAAGGAAGATCGTCTCAATAGTTGAGAAAACCCCATAAAGTAGTGATATAATTATAACGTTATGGTAACAAATAAAGCTCATTGGGAAACTAAAGGTGACAGTGTTCGCCTTTCAATGCCTATTGGAAAAGTAGATGTTGAGCGCCGTATGGTGTCTGGCTTTGCAACCCTTGATAATGTTGATCGCCAAGGTGACATTGTAACAACAGAGTCTAGCGTAGAGGCATTTAAAAATTTTCGTGGTAATCTTCGTGAAATGCATCAACCAAGCGCTGTTGGAAAAATTGTATCCTTTAAAGAAGATAAATACTTTGATCCTAACGACAAAAAATTTTATAGCGGAGTTTATGTATCTGCTTATGTCTCAAAGGGTGCACAAGATGCATGGGAAAAAGTTTTAGATGGAACTTACACTGGTTTTTCAATTGGTGGAAACATTACAACTTGGGATGACGCCTATGATGAAAAAATTGATAAAACAATTCGTGTAATTAAAAATTATGAACTTCATGAACTATCTCTTGTAGATAATCCAGCAAATCAGTTTGCAAATATTTTATCTATTGAAAAGGTAAATGGACAAAATGTTGTTAGTGGATATTTGTCAAAAGCAGAAATTGAAAATGTGTTCTGGGATTCAGAAAACGGTATTGTAATGATGTCAGATTCTGATTCAGTAACAAGTCCAGTAACTGGAAACAAAATGCAAAATATTGGTTTTATAGAAAAGAACGATAAAGATAATGCAGAAACAATAAAATTCTTAGTTGATAGTGCTAAAGGCATTAATACAATTAAGATTACTAAGGAGGTAAATCAAATGACAGAATCAACAGAAGCAGCAGCAAATGTTGCAGTTGAAGTTGCAGAGGTTGCCCCAGAGGCACAACCAGCAGATGTTATTGAAACACTTGCAGTTGCTGAGGAAGTTGCTATTACTGAAGAGTTAGTAGTTGCAAAATCAGTTGACGGTGGTGCAGATTCTACTGTTGCAGAAGCAGCAGTTGAAGTAAAGAAAGCAGAAGAAGTGGTGGCAGAAGCCGTTACTGATGTTAATGTAGAATTTGCTAAAGCAGTTTCAGATATTAATTCTTCTCTTACTAATGCCTTTGGCGATCTTGCTGCAACAGTTAAGTCTATTAATGACCAAGTAGCAGCACTAACAAAGTCTCTTGAAACAGTAACATCAGATGTTAATGGAATTAAGGGTAACTTTAACGAGTTTGGTAAGCGTGTAGACCTTGTAGAACAAGATACAGCTTTCCGAAAGTCTGGCGATCTAGGCGAGATCGTACAGGAATCACCACAAGTGGTTCAAAAATCCCTATGGGGCGGTCGTTTCCTCACAAATGCCGACCTATTTAACTAAGGTAAAAATCACTAGGAGGTGAAAAATAATGTCGGAACAAAATAAAGATCTAGAAAAAAACTATCCAGGATCAGCAGGAGCAGGCAATGAGATTAACTCTCAAGGCGGATTCGTGTCTGGTGGTATTGGTAGTGCAACTGGTTTAGACTCTGCAGGATCATCTGTAGGATCACAACTTGGTAACACTGCTACTGCAGCATTCGGTTCAACAACTGGAGCAAACGCAGTAAATCCAACAGGTGTTGCTGGTGGTATTCTTGCACCAGAGCAAGCTCGCCGTTTTATTGACTATGTATGGGACGCAACTGTCCTTGCTAAGGATGGCCGTAAAGTCACCATGAGAGCCAATACAATGGAAATTGAGAAGGTCAATGTTGGAGAGCGTGTTATTCGTGCAGCAGCACAAGGAGCACCAGACTACACTAACGTTGGTGCAACATTTACAAAAGTAGAACTTACAACCAAAAAGATTCGTCTTGATTGGGAAGTATCAACTGAAGCACTTGAAGACAATATTGAGGGTGGAGCACTTGAAGATCATCTAGTTCGCTTGATGACCAATGCATTTGCTAACGATATTGAAGATCTTGCTATCAACGGTCTTGGAACAGGATCAGACGCATTCCTTTCAATTATGCCAGGATTCGTCAAGCAAACTCGTGGAACAGTCGGAAACGATGCACACGAATATGCTGCAACTGTTGCAGATAACAACTACACAACATCAGTAATGCAAGGTTTGCTATTAGCAATGCCTCGCAAGTATCGTGCACTTAAGTCAAACCTTAAGTTCTACGCAGGTACTGATGCTTTTGCTGGTATCGTTCGTAACAACGGTACACTTGCAGACGCCATCTCATCAGCATTCGCTGATCGTGTTGGTAGCACACAAGCAAATCGTCAAGAATTCCTTGATGGTGGAGCACAGACACTAGGTAACTCACGTACAACTCGTGTACTTGGTGTAGATGTTCTTGAGGTTCCTTAC